AAGTCGAAGGGCAAAGGATTCCCATTCAGAACGCTCCATGGGTGCTGTTAGGGGCCAGTATACATGGATACCCCGCCCTGAGCTAACTATTATTGGTTTTGGTAAACCGATTGTTTTGCAGAACTTTTGTAACTCTTGAAGTGCAGTAGCTTGGTCAATATAACCGTCTGGTCTTCCTGTTTTTGGGTTTATTTCGGCTTTAGTAGGGCCACAATCCAAATCAATCCATAAGGATTTTACGTTTAATACGTTCTCTTTTTTGCGGAATTCTTTTTCTTTAAGCTCCGCATATTTAGCTACGCCAAAATAAACATCCCAACCTTTTCCATTATATTGTGCTGCTAGCTCGTCAAACTCTTCTCTTGTTGCAACTATTTTTTGTTCTGCGTAACGACCGTTTTTCAAACCCAATATCACATACAAACCTTCATTTGATTGCACTCTTGATAATAGGTCAACGTTTGTCATTATTGTCTCTTTTTGGGGGCAAAAAGGGGGAGTATGACCTCCCCCCGCCGTTAGGCATAGCCCAATTATTTTAAGTCTTTGATAAGTTGCTGTATTGCTTCTTCGTAAGTACTCTTAGGTTCGTATGCGCCTATGAACCAGTTGTACACCGTTTGACGACTAACACCTAGTACCTTAGCTACTGTGGATACAGGTATCTTACGTTTGATGCACTTCTTTCCGAGTTTTACCCCGAGAAGACTTTGGTCTGTCTTCTCGTTCAGCAATATAACATTTAAGCTATACCCAATGCTCATGATTAGTTATCGCTCCAAGCACTAACCACGTCAGCTAAGTTCTGCTTAGGTGCATTAGCAGGTGCCTCAACTTTTTTAGACGCTCGTTTAACGGGTTCTTCAACAACTTCGACTTCTTCGGCTCTAGCCTTGTTTACTACAGGTGCACCAGCAGGTAACTTCTTAACACCATCTTGCTGTGCTACAGTTAACTGCACTACAACTTTAGCTTCTGTAGTTGCTTGAGCTGCTTCTACGACATCTACTTCATCATCAGTTAAATGACGTACTGGGGTGAACTTAAGAACGTCAGCAGTTTCGTTATCATCAAACATAACTTGTGTAACGATACGGTCAATACTTTCACCGTTTGCTGGCAAGAACTTAAGATAGCTCTCAAATGGGTGTGTATTGCCTACACCTTTACCAAACAAAGACTTTGCTGGGATATTCATTTGATATACATCACCGCTCATATCGCCCTCTAGCAATAAAGCAATACGACGTTGGAAGCGGCATGCGCGACCTTTACCGCCTGTACCTGAACCATCTACGTTTTGTTCGCATGTTGCACATGAAGCTGCTTGTGCGTTTGGTGCTTTTGCATCAGGTACATCACCTAGATTAGACCAGCAATCAGGTAAAGTTGGGGGCGCATCAGGGTCATACTGTGTAGCGTAGAACTGACGAGATACTTTAGGTAACGCATTAATAATAACTACGTTAATACTCCCAGGTACTTTACCGCCAGCTTGTTCTCCATTAACAATACGAGTGAACTTGCCTTTAGCCATAGTGATACGACGGCTAGTAATGTTGCCACCGCCTGACAGAGATTTAGTTAATTCACTAACGCCCTGTGCACGGTTTGATACTGCGTTTGATTCTTGTTTAAAAATTGATATGTTGCTCATGCTTTGCTCCTTCTAACGACCACGGTGTATTTTCTATCTGCTTGTAAGCCAGCAGGTAATAGTTTTGGATTCTCGTCGAGAAACTGCTTAAGATTAGTTTGATGTAATCTTTTCTCTAGCAAGGGAAATGCGTCATGTTCCTCAACGAACTTGTACATAGAATCCCAATCAGTCGTCCAGTACCGTGTATCAACTTTACGAATGATTGTCCCTGCTGGGGTTTTAATGCTGTCAGCATTTTGCTCTTGGCATAGTGCTAACATCTGCTCAACTAATACATCTTGTTGGGCTTTCAACTCGTTATCTTGCGATTCAAACTGTTCCTTTAGTTCTGCACGTTTGTCACGAATCTTTATGTATATCTCGGCAAGTTTGTCCGATGATATTGCTTCACTCATTTTTAGCTCCTTCGTTTTTACTACACCTTCATAATACCAATTACTTTGACTTTGTCAAGCTATATCTTCAATTTCTTTTCGATATAAGTCAATTATTTTTTCGTGGTTTGTTATGTTGTTTTGTAACATCTTATACAACTTATTTTCTACGTCACTACCACTTATGTGTACTACAGTCATAGGGTTCTTCTGCCCCGGTCTATTAATACGTGCGTTAGCTTGCAAGTATGTTTCAACACTAGTTACAGGAGAATACCAAATGATTACGTTAGCGGCTGTTAGTGTTAACCCGTGTGATGCGGCTTGAGGTTGTATGACTAGCACTCGCACATTCTCTGTATCTTGGAAGTCTTGAATAATGTCGTACCTTTTGTTAACTGGTACAGCACCGTTAATAACTCTACACGATATACCTTTTTCTTCTAGGTATTTGCTTAATAGTTCAATGGTGTGTGTAAAGGGTACAAATATTAGTACTTTGTGTGACGCTTCTTCAATGACTTCTTGTATAGCTTTTAATCGGTTACTAACGTCAAACTCAATTACTTCTCCAGTATCTGTGTAGACAGCACCGCCTGAAATCTGCAATAGCTTATTGATATTAGTGGCTGCGTTTACTGCCGATATATTTTCTCCAGCAGCGGAAATCATCATCTGCTTCTTTAGTATCCGGTAGTACTTAGTCTGTTGTGGCGATAGCGGTGCATCACGTTCTACATAAGTTAAATCAGGTAAATCTAAGCACTGGTCTTTCTCAAAACGTATAGCAGGTTGTAACACTCTATGTACGGTATCCTGTGCATCTTTCTTAGGTATCCAACGATAAGTACCCGCCTTGTACATTACTTGGTCGCGGAACTGACCATAGAATTTAGGTGTGTTATCAGGATTAATAATTTTTGCTAAGCCATAGGCATCTACTGGAGACTGTGCCGCTGGCGTACCAGTAAGCATCCATATACCCTTAGTCTTTGATACAACTTCTTTTAGTGTTTTCCAGCGAGTAGTCTGTGCATTTTTATAAGCGCTGGCTTCATCAATTACTATTAGGTCAAAACCACCATTTAGGATGTCATCTTTAACAATTTCTACGCCGTCAAAGTTAATAATGACAAACTCAGCGCCTTGATTAATAATCTTTTTGCGTTGCTTAGAATCACCATAAGCCACATCACAAGTACGATGTATAGCAAACTTAAATAAGTCCTGTTGCCATGCTGACCTCATAATAGATAGTGGGCAGATAACTAAGATGCGTTTAACCACACCGAGACCTAACAAGTAATCGGCTGCCCATATTACGCTAGCTGTTTTACCAGTGCCCTGTTCGTTAAAGCAAAATGCCTTACGGTTTAAAGTAAGAAACTCTGATGTCAGCTTTTGGTGAGCAAACGGTTTAAACTTTCCAGGCCAATTGTAATCAGTCAGTATGCTATTTTTTACTTTTGTTACTCTTGACTGAGTGGTCGGCATTTCGGCTATAAGACCTGTTGTTGCTGGCTGATTTAACTTTAAGGTTGCTCTTACTGCTTGAACCGCCTTTACTAAGCGGCTTGACGTGGTCGACATCTTTACCGTCCCCTTTGTGTACTCTTCCATCTTTCATTAGCTCCGCACGGGCTGAGTTTCTTTTAGCCCTGTTTTTAATTTGGTCAGGTTTACCCTGATACTCTTCGTATTCTTTTTTATAGGGTCTAGGTTTGTTCACGTATGGCATTGTTTCTCTCCGAGCGTAGTTTAGTACCTACATTATGGCTCTGAAGTGCATCTTTTATCAAGTGCATGCCCCATTCTGCGGCGCACTCTGCATGTAGGGCTATTTGAATGTTGTAATACCCGTATTTTTCTACAAAACTTGTAGGGTTGGCAATTGCTACTAGCTTAGCCATAGGACTTAAATTAACTCTATTAAAGTATTCCGTGTTTGCGCTTACGCCACCCCAAAATACAGCGTCTTGATTGCGTTCTATTTTGCGATTTTGACAACTAGGATAAGCGCACATATGTATTTCATTTGGCCCTCTGTAAGTGTCATGCGCATCTTCTACAGACTTTGATTTTTCACCAAATTTAATTCCTTCACTGAAGCTCATTTTGTTTTCCTTTCACGATAATTGTGACACGTTTTAACTGGGCAATACCCACATAAGGGGCCCGCTACTGCGTTCCATACACCTGTTTTAGTAGCTGTATCTATACGCTCAATATCAAATTTAAAATGCTCAATATATGCCGTACGGAACATGGCATCATGGTCTTTCTTGATAAAGTCCTTGCTAACTACAAACAATAAGCCTGACTTAATAGTTTTAACCTGTGGAAAATGGGTAAAAATAGCTGAGGCTACTAAA